GCATGTGTATAGACCAAGGTTGGATGGCCAAACAGCTACTTTGTGTACAGGAAGATACGCTTCCAAAGGAGTTTAATGGCTTTGAAGGTCAATACAAGGACGGCAAATGGGCTTTAGTGGATAAACGAGGACAGGCATTGTCTCCTTATAAATATTGGTTTGTAGAGGATGCGAAAGAAGGCTACTTTCGTGCACAAGTCACAGGTGGCTCTGAATACAACTTACTTCGTCCGAATGGTTCTGAAATTCTCAATCAGAGTTTCTCAGGTATTACCGAAGTGCATAATGGCTACTTTGTGTTTTGGCGCACCAAACGTAAGACCAAGACAACGCCAACTCGTTACTTGCATGGTATTGGTTATGTGAGCGGTGTACTGCTGTTCCCCCCTATGTTTGAAAGACTTCATTGGCTTGATGAAGAGAAGAAGGAAGCTTATTATGCTGAGCTTGATGGTAAACCCTATATTCTGACACCAGAAGGTAGCATTTTTGACCCTGAACGCCAACACTTGCCCAAGAAGCTAAAGATTATTCCAGAGAAGTTCTTTGAGAAGTTGGCTAACTGGGTACTCCCTGATCTCCAGTTTTTCTATCGTGACACGGATGCACCTGTAATTGTTGAGACAACATACCATGTCGGCGATGTTTTGCGTGCAGGCCGCTTTATTGATGTGACGACGAAACTTCTTAAACCTGCGCACAAGACACGCTTTTTGATTGCTTCAGCTCATGTAGCCATGTTGTGTGAGATTGGAGATATTGTTCGTAATAATCCGCATGTGAAGGACTGGAACCTTTGCACGCTCCACTTTGATAGTTATTTCAAGGTGCTTGATGTCTATGAACTGAATGGTGTAAAGCAAGTATTCTTGCTACACATTCCCGAAACGACAAATGAATGCGTTATAATATACTGATAGACAATGTTTTCTGTGGTCTATTTTAAATTTTAGTCGATTCTCTGTCGACCGTTAACACAAAAGAAAAAGGGCCTCGACATCACGTCGAAACCCTTCCTCCTCCGATCGGTATGCCCTTTTTGAGGGCGTTGTGCGATGAGAATTTATAATCAAGAAATAATGGCTACATGTCAAACAGTTTCAGTACAGCAGACAACTTGATACCGATGGAACTACAACAATTAAATCATTTTGGCGCCGCAAAGCTATAGACGCCTTTTCGTGGCAACCATGCGCGCGGGCAGACTTTCTTTTTGTTGAGAGACCGCCATCGAATGCACCACCCTCACGAGGTGCCCCCTCTACCTTTGCGGCCATGAACCAACACGATAACAAACACACCGATGAAAAAAGCTATAACTATTAAGGCCGATCCGCGCAATTATAGGCTGCACCCAGACGCCAACAAGCGTATCATCCGCAAGAGTCTCGAGGATCTCGGTGCCGGGCGGTCTATTGTGATCGATAAGGAAGACTGCATCATCGCCGGTAATGGTGTCTATGAAGAGGCGCAGGCATTGGGGCTTCCCGTGCGCGTCGTAGAGACTGACGGGCGGGAGCTGATCGCCGTCAAACGTACAGATCTGGGCACAGCGGATGAACGACGCCGCCTGCTTGCCTTTGCTGACAACCACGCTTCAGACACCTCTGTATTCGATACCGAGATCGTCGTGGAAGACTTTTCGCCCGAAACGCTCGACGCATGGGAGTTTGCCGTGGAGGTCTCCGAAAACCAATTCGGAGGCGGTGGGCAGGCCTTCGGGGATGGTGGCGGCGAAGCAGGCGAGGATAACACCTACACGAAAAAGATCGAATCCCCGATATACACACCCAAAGGCGAATGCCCCTTGGCACAGGAGCTCTATGACTCGACCACCTACAAACGTCTGATGGAAGACATCGCGGCTGCTGAGGGTGTAGACATCGAAACGAAAGCCTTCCTGCGTATCGCCGCCGCTCGTCATATCGTCTTCGATTACGGCCGAATCGCAGAGTTTTATGCGCATGCAAACAAGGAGACACAGCGCCTAATGGAAGACTCGGCGCTGGTGATTATTGACTTTGACCGCGCCGTGGAGTTGGGGTATGTGAAACTTAAATCTGAGTTGGCCGCGCTCAGGGAGGAGGACGTACCAGATGAATAACAGCTTTGTCGCATTGATCCTCACGCACGGCCGGCCGGATAAGGTCTATACATACGACACACTCCGAAAGTACGGCTACACCGGGGATATTATAGTGGTTGTAGACAATGAGGATGCTACGCTGGAGGAATACAAGAAGAAGTTCCCAGACGTCTACGTCTTCGATAAGAAGGCCGTGGCCGCACAGATTGACGAGGGGGATAACTTCCAAGACCGCCGCGCCATCATTTACGCCCGCAACGCTTCCTTTCAAATAGCTAAAGAACGCGGCTATCGCTACTTCATCGAGCTGGATGACGACTATCTCGAGTTTTCCTATACCTACGACAGTGATGGGGAACTGATGCAGCGTGGTATCCGCTCCTTGGATAAGGTATTCGACGCACTGATTGATTTCAAGAATAACGTAGGCGCCCTAACCGTCGCGATGGCGCAGCGCGGCGACTTCATCGGAGGAAAAGAGAATAACATTGTGCAAGGCGAGGTGATGAAGCGAAAGGCAATGAACACCTTCATCTGCGACACCGAACAGCCCTTTCGCTTCTTCGGAAAGATCAACGAGGACGTCAATACATATGTCGTGCTGGGCAGCCGTGGCTCGCTATTCCTTCAGGTCCCACATGTGGCATTGAATCAGGTTAGCACGCAGCAGTCATCAGGTGGTATGACCGACATCTATCTCGATAGTGGCACATACGTAAAGTCGTTCTACACCGTCATGTATGCTCCCGCCTGTGCCTGCATTCGCATGATGGGCACGAAACACCGTCGTCTGCATCACAGCATCAACTGGAACGCGGCCGTCCCCAAGATCATCTCCGAACAATTCAAGAAAACATGAAACACCCTCGGAAGTATGGCACGCTATAACAAAGACATCGCCGAACAGATCTGCCGACGCCTCGAGGAGGGGGAGACCGTGCAAAGCGTCTGTCGGAATGTACACATCCACAAAGACACTTTCTATGAGTGGGTTAAGCATAAGGCCGACTTCGCCGACGCTGTCAACAAAGCGCGGCAAGCGGCCTACGATCGTATCGGGGAGGTGGCGAATCAATCCATCTACCGACTACTCACAGGCTATGAAGTCACCGAGGAGCGCACCATCGCTGTCGACACCGGAAAGCGTGACGCGGAGGGCAAGGCGATCACTCGCGTGAAAGAGCACGTGAAGATCAAGAAGCACATACCGCCCTCGGCCGCGGCCATCATTTTTACGCTTTGCAATCGTGACCCCGAGCGTTGGAAGAATCGCATGAATACGGAGGTGACCGGGAAGGACGGGCGCGAGCTCTTCGCCGGCCTTTCGGATGAGGAGCTGAACGCTCGCATCCGGACGCTGCAAAAGAAGCTGGGGGAGGGTGAGCCGCAATGACACGCGCCGACCGTGAAGCGTATTACGTGATGCTCTCCGAGAGCCTGACGCGGAAAGCGCGCACGGATCTGCTGAGTTTCACCGAGGCTACGATGCCCAACTTCGACCCGGCTGAGTTCCATCGCCGCTACTACGCCCGCCTGACGGACTTTGCCCGTGGTGACATAGACCGGCTGATGGTCTTCGTGCCCCCACAACATGGGAAGCAGATTGCAGACGATCAGCCCGTATATACCCCGGATGGCATAAAGAGGCACGGCGACCTGCGTGTCGGCGACCGCGTCTTTGGCCGGGATGGGCGACCTGTACGCGTGGAATGGGTGTCACCCAAGACGCGCTCGCAGTATGTCGTGACCTTCAGTGACGGCGCCAGCATAGCCTGCCACGGGCACCATGAGTGGACGGTCTTGGATCGAGAAACCGGCTTGGAGCAAACGTTGGAAACAGAGACAATCGCCGCCCGTATGATGACAGGAGCGCGGGAGGCTCGCTTTCAGGTGGACGGGAATGTCTGCGTGCAGTTCGACGCTCGCCCTGTGATTGTAGATCCGTACGCCATCGGAGCGCAGCTTTGGGGAGATTCTGGAGCACATCTTCCTGACGAATATGTCTTCAATTCCGAGGCTGTGCGCCGTGAGCTACTTGCCGGTGTCGTAGATAGTGCTGGAGAATGGGACGCCGCTGGGGAACGTGTTGCACTCGAGTTTTTCTCACGCCAAACGACCGACCGCATCGCGCTGGTTATTCGCTCCCTCGGCCATTCGGTAAAGAGAGAGGGGCGAACGCGCATCTCTTTCGCTCCCACGGAAAAGCCATCGCGCCGGGATATAGTACGTATAGAGCGCCGGGGTGACCTTGGGTGGGGGCGCTGCATACAGGTAGAGGGTGGCGTCTATTTGGTAGGTGAGACCTTTATCCCCACCCACAACTCCGAAGGATCTACCCGCCGCCTGCCCGCCTTTGTGCTTGGGCAGAATCCGGATACAAAGATCGCCATCGTGTCGTACAGCGCCACGAA